AAATCATTTCACGGTATTCAATCATTGATTGCAATAATTTTTTATTGTCTACATAATGTTGCTTCACCCTTTTCTTTGGCTTAGTCTCTTTAGCTGTCATTCTATTTCACCTCGTAAAATTTATATCATTATAACCCAAAATCAAACCAATGTCAAGCAAAACTTTTTTCATCTTTTTTGAAAATAATGCTTGACAAAAGTTTTTTTATGTGTATAATAGACCTTGTAGGTCTTTAAGAAATATATTAATGTATTGTTTGGTCATTACCAAGCTTCTTGAAGAAATCTTCATCTTCTTCCGAACCGTCTTCCTCAAGAAATTCACTGTGGGGTTCATCCTTGTGTTTCTGGGATAGTTTTATATAATATTTCAACAAATCATCTTTTACGTTTGTCATAGTAATAATTCTGTCAAGAGGTAGATATATATGAGTATCTTCTGTGAAAGGAATCCATCTTACAAAGGCGACAGTTGCACCGTTGAGGTCTCCATCATCACCTTCTTGTGGTATTTGTTTTAGACAATATGGGTCATCCAAGGCGATGGTATCTTTATTCTCTTTGACTGATAAGACTCCACTGATTATGTCATCTCCATTCTGAAGTTTTATTATTTTATACTGCACTTTTAAACTCCCTTATGTAATTGTACATCATGAACTTGAAAGTCAAATTTCTCTTCGTTGTATATATTTATGCGTTCAAAAAAGTGTCTCATCGCAAAATTGATATAAGTCCTGTGTCTTAAATCATCCCCAATATCATATAGAGTTGCACTACTTTTTGAATCACTTCTTCTAAGCCCTCTTCCAATAGACTGTAAGTTTCTTATTCTACTTTTTGTTGGAGATGAAAATATAACATTATGAAGATTCTTGATATTGACTCCAGTAGAGAATGTGCCATAAGATGCAACAATGATTGCATTATTTGACTTCTCAGTTAAGGCTCTTATTTCTTCTCTGACTTCTCCCTTTATCTCACCACTAACAAAGAAAACAGGCCTGCCATCTTCTGCTCTTTTGGAGATGGAATCAAACATTGGTTTTCCATGTTGCTCAACTCTTTGATAAAGTACTAGTGTATTACCTTTTAGACTCAATGTCAAGTTTTCTATAAATCTATTTCTTCTTTCATTATGAAGTATCCAAAATATCTCATCTGCATACTTTCTACCAGAACCTTCATTTTCTTTCTTATTTTCTTTTCTTTGTTCATCTGTGTACTTTAGTACTAAAGCTTTTATTTTAAATTCTGCTAGAGTTTTATTATCAATTAATTTTTTAGTAGAGGTAACTTGTTTCACATCACCAAACATTCCAGTAAGCATTAACTTATGAGTCTTAGTCCCATCTAGTGTTCCTGTTGTTCCAAATCTATATTTGCAATTAACCATTCTATCCATAATTTTATTTAAAGAATTTGCTTTAAATAAATGACATTCATCTCCTACTATCAAACCAAATTGATTGAAGTACTCTTTATCCAATCTAAATATTGATTGCCAAGTAGATATTACAATTCTTTTGTGAGTATTCTTATCTTGACCACTATATATTTTGTGGCAAAACTTTTCACTATTATATCCATAATCTTCGAAATCAGAATACATTTGATGCACCAATGATGTAGTAGGAACAATAATTAAGAGTTTCTTCTTTTCTAAGTCTGGGTGTAAAGAGTAAAATCTCAATAAAGTGTATATGATGAGAGATTTCCCAGACGCAGTTGGAGAAAGTAGTAAACATCTTTGATTGTTGATTGCATGTTTTACTGCATCTAATTGGTAGTCTCTGTATTGAATTGATTTCCCACCAGACGTTGGTTTTATATAATCTACTAGTTCTTTAAGATTTTCGTCTGAAAATTTTGGTGGTTGTTCATCTTCACAAACAAAAGCATAATTATTTAAATCACAAAATCTTTTTAATTGTGGTAACAATCCTTTATATAATTTTCTATTGCCAGGATTTAAAAGCCTAATTCTACCGTCCCACATTTTATTTTTGTAGGATGGCATAAATTCTGCGCCAGGCACTTTGAACGTAAAGTAATCAACAAGTTCTTTTAAAACAAAGAACTCATTGGAATCTATGCGAACATAAACCTCATCTAGTTTCTCAACCAGAACTTCTTCCATTAGTTTCCTTCAATCCATTTTTTATAATCAAGATATGCCTTGATAGACCACTTTTTATCCACAACTTGACTGAGAGTACTATCGATAAATTCTACTATTTGTTTTTGTACTAGATAATGTTTTTTCTTTTTTAAAATTTCATCATCGGCATCTAACCACATATCAAGGTCTGCTTTTAAGATTTTATTTCCTTCTATAGGCCAACCATTAGACTCTCGTTCTTCATCGTCTAATCTACCCATTAGATATCTTTTTTTCTTTGATAAAAACCGTTTATAATCTGTTTCTATCAATAAAAATTTTGCTTTTTGATTTTGTTGATATGTCAACCATTTACCTATTAAGTGTGAATTTCTTAATAGTTCATTTTCTATATCTAGAAGATCGAGTTTGATATCTTCTTTTGCCTCATCGATGAACTTTGCCATCAATTCTACTGAATCATTCATATAATCGCCTCAAAAATTATAAATTAGTGCATGTATAGTATGTGTATTGAAAATCTGCTGTTACTGGTACTGGGTCTGCTCCAGTATCGGATGTTGAAAATGGAATATCTCCAAGTGCAATTGGGAAAAGACTATTGAAGTCTAACTTTAGTTTTGGTTTACTCTGATTATCATTAATAATTAGAACTGCATCAGAAAATGGGTCTTTTACTGTTAACCCTTGTCTTTCAGCTGAATATGCTCCGTATTGTTGAAAATTAACTGGAAACCCAAGAGCGGTAATCCATTCATAAACTTCTTTCCAACATTTAAAATCTTCATCTGGTAAAAATGATAAAGATAATACAGAGTAAATTATTTTATCGCCAGGCGCTCTTCTATCTGCAAAAGGAGTACCTATGGTTGCTTCTCCCATTGTAACGCCTGGAACAGATACAGATTGTACAAATCTACTTAGAGTTGGAGCTTTACTAATTACCAACTCAAAAGAATTTGTCTGTAAAGTATTTGGATTGATTATATTGGTATTTAATGTTGCCATCTTTGTCTCCTAACACATACTATTTATATCACTTTTTAAAGGAGTCATTTAAGGAGTCTAACACACTATTAATGTTTGGTTCTTTTCCATTTGGGTCATATTTACATTGATATGTACTTGGACATTGACCCTCAACTACTAAAGTGTATGTATTATTTGCTCCTCTGTATAAACATACTTGTTGACCACCTTTTGTTTGTACTCTTTTGTATCTTCGACATGTAATATACTTGGGGTCTTCACGCACACCTTTTCTCATTTCTTGTTCCCATGTCCAATCACTTGGTTTTTTTAAAAAACAAGAAAAACATTGAAATATATTCTTTGGTTGTTTATTTTCTGATGCATCTGATGGTTGTGATATGATTAATGTATATACAACAATCCATGCAGCTATAAGAACTTTCTTTCCTGTAGATATTATTATTAATTCTATCATCCCTGTGTCTATTTATAAGGTAAAAAAAAGGGTCTCCGAAGAGACCCTTAAGTTTAGAACGACTAATTTATTATTAATTATTTGTTCTTATGAGAGTAGTGACTTAACAGCGACTATTCTGTAGTACTGGTTAGCGTGTGCAGATGAACCAGCAAATGGGTTTGTTACGATACCGTAGCGAGTTTTAAATCCAATTTTTGGTTGGAAAGTATTCTCACCTACTGCACGAACCATTTGTAGTGGTACATATGGGCAATAGAACATACCAGCGTCATAAGGTGAAGTACCTTTGTATCCTACAACAAGTAGTTCATATCCAGCAGCACCTACTGCAAAATATGGGTCTACATACACTCTAATACGTCCGTTAAGAACACCAGCAAAAGTTTGTCCAGTATCGTCAACATTTAGATTAGTTTGCATTTGTGGGTTGTAATCAAGTTGTCCACTCATTGCAAGTGCAGAAGCAACATCTGAAGAACAGATAATCATATTACCTTTTCCTCTACGAGTTTCTTTTGCGATTGCGTTAGCTTCTCTCTCGACTTGATACATTAGACCTTTATATCGTTCAACAGACCATCTTCCATCTGAGTCGTTTGCGAGGTCAAAAACACCAGTATCAGTTACGTTGTTTTGAGCACCAGGCTTCGCAGCTGCGTAGATAGTTCTAAGAACTTCTCTGTTAATCTCTGCCATAATTTCTGTAGAAAGAATGTTAGAGAGTTCAGCTTCTGCGTCAAGTCCATGCACAGCTTTTAGGTCTTGTGCAAGTTCTTGAGTGTACTCAGCTTTAAGGGCACGTGACTTAGCAGTTACGGTTACTCTTTCAATTGAGAATGACATTTGGTTGAAGTGTCCACCTGTTCCCATTCCAGAAACAGAACCGTCACCAAGTGCTTCTGCTTTATTAGTAGCAGCACCAGTACCAGTTGTGAAGTTGGAAGCTGAACCATATGAACCAGCATTTGATGAAATACTAAAGTCACCAAATGGGTCTGTACCGGCGTGTGTTCCAGCACCAGCGAAGTCAGTATCTGCTTCACCAAATAGTGCTTCAGATGCTTGGTCACCATACTGTGACTTCATCGCAAAGATAAGTCCAGTTGGGCCAGTCATAGGTTGAACACCTAGTACATCATATGCCATTAGGTTTGGCATTGAACGTCTAATCAAAGAGATAAGGACAGGATCCATACCCTTGATATTTCCTTCACTACCTACGGTTGGTGACATTCCACCATCCACATCGTTTATTGGAGCAGCTTCGGTCAAACTGTGCATAGCACCGTCTTCTCTAGCAGCCTTTTCTTGGTTTTCTAAAAGAATCGCAGTCACCGCCTTTTTGTACGAATCCCCAATCTCAGGAAGATCAGGATGCTCAATTACTGGCTTCCACTTTTCTTGAAGTTTTTCTGTTAGATGAGTATCTTGATACATCTCTAGTCTCCTTTTAGTGTTGTCGAATTAAGTTGTCTAATTTTCTTAAATCTGTAATTATTTATAAAAACTTATTTTTTACTGAATCTACCCATAGCAGCTGCAAGAGCAGCAACTTTAGGGTCGGTTTGAGATACAGTTGTTGTTGATTCAGTATCATCAGTTGTTTCTTCAACTGACACAACCTCTTCATTAACAACTGAAACTACAGACTCAGTAGGAAAATAATTATCCTTAATTACCTGTAATTTCTCCCCAAAATCTTCCACCGAAACAAAATCTACTCCTTCACTCAAGCTTCTAACTTTTTCTGATTGTGTTAGAGTTAGTCCTTCGCAGATATTTCTGGTTTCGATTTCTCTTTGAAGGTCTTCAACAGACTTAGCAAGATCCATATTCTTGGAAATTTCTTCGTCTAGACTTTGTTTCTTTTCGTCCAAATCCTTTACTGACTCTGCGTACAAGTCAACTTTAGATTCTGGTACTTCAATATAGTTTTCAGTAAACACAGTTTTCAAACCTTTAATAAAGTTCTCCATGATTTCTAACTTAAGACCGTTTTCGACAGCAAGTTTATTTTCTTCTAACCATTCTTTGGCAACATAAGTCAAATATTCATCTACTTTTTCTGATAGTTCTGTGCGAATTTCAGTTACAGCTTCTGCGAAATCATTCTCAAACTCTTTCTCAAGAGTTTCTTTTACTTCATTTACTTTTTCTAGTACGGCGGCTTCAAAAATTGTTTTTGCTTTATCTTTAAATTCTTCCGACAGGTCATCCCCAGAAAGCATAGCATCAATATGTTCTTCAACATTTAGGTCTTCTTTAGTGACCTTTTTAGATTCTTTCTTTCCGTAACTGGCTTTCACCATTTTCTTTTTGCCTTTATCGTAAGAACCTTCTTCAACTTCGTCCTCGTCTTCATCTTCCTCATCTTCATCTTCTTCTTCGTCACCATGATCCATTTCTTTTTTCACTTCTTTTTTCTTTTTTGCATGATCCATTTCATCAAGAGTGACTTCTTCAGATTCGGAATCTGTTTCTACAACCTCATCGATTTGATCTTCTTGAGTTTCCTCAACAACCGCCTCTTCTTCTGCAATTGCAGTGTCAAGGTCTTTTTCGATTTCGGTTACTTCTTCAGTTTTGTTGTCCATTTGAGATCTCCTTAAACTTTGATTTTACGTTACTTTTATTTATAAAACTACAACTTTTGAAAGAAATTTTCGAATACACGAATCTTAACTTCTTCTAATTGTTTCTTTTTTGCTGATAGTATTTCGGATTTATATGATTCTATTTGTGATTCTCTAATAACACCATTTTCCCAAACCCATTCTTTTCCTTCCATGATACCATTTACAAAGGCATCAGGTGCAGATGGGTCAGCAACAATATCAGCTGCAGTTGCAAGATAAAAATCATTTTGAACAACGTCAGTTCCACTTGATTTTTTTACGCTACCCATTCCTCTAGATGAAACACCAAGGGTTGCTCCTTCACTAATCAAATTTTTAGCAATCGCACCCATAGGGGTCTCAGTCATAATTTTTGCTTTTCCGATAAAATTGTCTCCATCTTGTCTTAGTTCCTTAATCATGTGGGAAACTCTTTCAAGGTTTATGGTTGGGCCAGCAGGGTGTCCCAATTCACCATATGCACGACTTTTATCGACATAATTTTCTGTATATCTTTTTACTTCTCTCTGTAGAACTTCTGTAGGATATACTCTACCATTTCTATTCTTTTTATTTGCTTGAAGAAATACTCCTTCAATGAAGAGATTTTTGCCTTTTTCTTCAGTGATAAACTGTAAGTCTTCAAACACTTCTGTTATTAGTTGCATTTTACAATCCTGTTCTTTTTACCATTGATCTGCTTCTCTTCATATTAGATTGAGCAGTTTTACCTTTTCTTTTTCGGGCACTTTTAGTATTTCTAATACTCATTTTTATCGCATCAGAGGCACCGATTTTCACTTCTTTTTTATTTACGACTTTATAGCCAGGCCGATCAGTTTTATATTTAATCATTCGTTTTCCTTTACGAATAACGACTTTGCGTTTTACCGCCTCGTCCATGTCTTCGTCTAAAAATTCTACGAATGATTTCATAGTACTATTCCTGTTCTTCCTTATCAGTAGAGAACATAGAACTTGCAACAACTTTACGATGGTCTTCAATCTCAGATGCTATTTTACCTTTAAGAATATCAGCAATAGAATCTTTAGATTTAGACAAGTTACCAAGAACTATATCGTCTACTATGTTTTCTCCTTGAATATTTATATCTTTTTCTGTTTCAGTCTCGCTCATGGTTATATACTCCGTTTATTTGTAGCAAAAGATATACTATATCTTCTGTTTTTAGTTAATGATGGTGCGACCATATGTTCCATCCATGCTGGAAACAGAACAAGTAATGACTCCGTTGGCCATATGGTAATATCGTGACCATAAAATTCTGAGAATCCAGTTATATTTCCCTCTGGTTTTACTTGACTTTTTATCAATCTTGCTGGGTCATGTATAATTAATTGCCCACCAGTAGGACTTTCAGCAGTCATTTCTTCAGTAAATCCAGGCTGTACACTATTTTTAATATCATACTCATCTAAATTTTCAATTTCTTTTAATCCTTTCGGATAATAAACTCCGCTCCATAATGTTTTCCCAGAACCATGAAAATGAGGTTTAGAAAATCCACCCACATCAAAAACTACATTACCCCAAAGATGTTCTGTTATAACACGATTCGTAACTTCTTG